GGTTTTACGCCTAACGCAATATCTGGTTTTATTCCAAAGTCTGCCATGATGTTCCCTTACGCTAAATTTCCTGTGTACGGCATACCAGCACTCGTTGGAGCGCCCATGCTTGGAGCAACAGCAACTGTTGTTGGATTTGGTTTCATAAGTTGATTTAAATAAAGCATATTTCCAGCGTTTTGTATTCCACCGCTGATAGCGTTAGCGGCTCCAACCGTTCCAGCCGCTTGAGCTTGAGCCCCGCCAACACCTAACTGACCAAGGCTTTGCGCGGTTGATTGCCCTGCACTAACCCCTGTATTGACCGCGCCCTGACCCATACCGGCAATGTTTGCCAAAATGTTATAAATGTCTTTACGCTCGCCTTGAGCCCTACCAAATGCGTTTCCAAACTCAGTAGACGCTAAACCTTGTCCATACTCATTTAAAGCCCGCAAAGTATTTCCAGAAAAAGCTCCTTGGCCTACGTTTTGTAACCTTTCTGTGGCTTGTGTCCCGTACTTCATACGGAACGCCATAGACGGGTCTAAATACTCTTGAATCTTTTCCGGAGTTAACTGACCGGTTAAATATCCTGTACCGGTTTGGAAACCGGTAATTTTTCCTTCTTCGTCATAAATTGGTTGCCGACCAGCCATTGCGCCGCCAATTTCAGTTAAAGCGCCATAACCTAATCCACGATACGGGGCAAGATCCTGTCGGCCTTGCTCATACATTTCTTGTTGGATTTCTTGAGCTCTTACCGTTGCGTCAGCCGTGGTCTGAGCTGCTTTTTTGGCAGCTCTTGCGCCCATCGCTCCACTAACAATAGAGGCCCCGGCAACGGCGCTTACTGGATCAGGCATTTTGGAACTCCTTCACATAATCTTCAAAAGTTTCGCCATACAATCTGGCTACAAAATCGGACGCATTAGCCGCAGCTTCAAACCCGTGGACTAGGCGCACCACCTCTAAAATCAGGTCGTAATAGGCGGCTCTCCACATATAAGCCTTGTGCAAATCTTCCCTATTATCCTCTAATCGGTTAGCCCCAATCCACCGCAAAACTAAGTTGCTCACGATTGGTAACAGTTCTTTAGAATGATATTGAAAGAACGGGTTGTTGGGCAATAAAAACATGACCTTGTAGATTACCGCTTCCTTCTCTTGCGGGCTGACCTCATCGTTATCGCGCCAATCATCTAATCCTTGTATAACGCTCCAAAAGTCTAAAAGCCAACGCACCGTTGGTTCAGGTAGATTTAAGGGGGCAAAATGTTCAGGCTTCATACGTCATAGTAGGGAACCTTTTTGATTTCCCCGTTAACCGTTACGTTGATAAACCCCCGTGGGTTAGCCGGTAGGGTCGCAGACCCAGCCGTAGCCGTAGAGCTGCTGGAAAAGTTCAGCAAGTTCAAAAAGAATAACTGCCACGCAGGGGTGGGCCGTCCCGCATCGTTGACTAGCTGGGAGGTCGGTATTACTTGGTTCTGGGGTAGTTGGGCCATCAGTTATCCCCGGCTTCCGCTTTCAGGTTTGCTGACACGATGACCGCCTTGATTGGGTCTGTTACAACCACCTCAAAGATTCTGTCCCGCGCAAACCCCAGCCGCCTCCACATAGCCCGCGTGAAGTATTGGCCCTGTTTGCCTATGGTGACCCAGTTCTCGTTAGACCAAGTAAAGCCGCCGTCATCCGACCAACGGAGCATTGCCTGTGGGTCTTGACCCTGACCTACGGGTAATCCAACTCCGGGTTGGAACTGGATCTGAAGCTCCGCAAAATACTGCCGCTGGAGGTCTGTGGTTATGTGAGGACACCTTCTAAGGCGGCGTATCAACTGCCCGTCATCCGTGTATTGGGATAGAGACAGTCTATACAACTTGCCGTTTTCATAGTCACCAAGTAATACTTGCTGGTTAAAAAATGCACAGCAGTTCCCACGGTGGCGCTCGTACTGGTTCTGGTTATTGGTGTAAAGCCACTTGTGCCAAAGCCCTGTGGTGATGTCATAGGCCCAAGTCAGGCCGTTCTCTCCAATGCTAGGAAAGGTTACAACGTAGGTCTCATGGCCTTCTAACTGGTACGTCCACGCAATCGCATCCGATACGTCTTGGCCTACCAAAGTAGTCTCAACCGCGTGGGTTGAGATCCTTTGGGGGATGTAGCCGTTCATCTGGACAATGGTGGCCTCGCCTCGGTTGTTTTTTGAAACGTAGGCAAAAGAGTTCCCCACCCGCGCACAGGAATAGGCCGCAGCAATACCCTGTTGGGTGCTTGACCCCTGAATCCTCTGAAAGGGAAAGGGGACAGATCCAACGTCTAGCCACGCTTCTGAACTCATCTCACCGAGTAGGTAGACTTCGCGCCTATCGACAATAATGGCAACTAGGTCATCTGGAGACCCGTCCTTGGAGGCAAACGACAGGGGGTCGGTAATCGGGGAGAGTAGGTCTGAAGCCGCCCAAAGCTGGCTGTTAGGCTTATTGTAGACAAAGTAGTTGTCCGATATATCTACCGTTCCACCGCCCTCAAAGGCTCCGTCTGTGGACGGTAAAACCGACCAGTTGATAGCGTATATCGTGGTGCTAGAAACCGATTGGGAGGCGCTTACGGTGTACGTTCCCGCACCACCGGAACCAGACCCAAAGGCCGTGATAATCGTTCCATCGGTCACCCCGGAGCCTTCAATCGTCTGGCCTATCTTCAGAGTGCCGCTGGTCACCGCGCTAACGGTCAAAGTTGTGCCTGAAATGCTTCCGGTCACAATAGCGGGTGATGCGACAGAGTTGATTGCGGTACTTGCAACAGTCTGGGAGTCGCTAACCGTATAGGTTCCAACCCCGCCAGTTCCCGTCCCTAGTGCCGTAATCACAGAATTTTGAGCTACGCCCTGACCAAAAATGGCCTGTCCAACCGCAATAGTTCCGCTTTGCATTACGGTAACCGTCAGGGTCGTTCCACTAATTGATCCGGTAAAAATGGCTGATGACGGGTTACTAATAAACCATGTGTATCGATAGGCATCGTCAACAATGTAGACGTTCACCCCGTTGTCCACAATGCCTACCTGACCCGTGGCGGTGTTCATCTGACCAATCATCACGGGGGTCAAATTGTCCTCTAAGACGTACACAAAGTCACCGCAGACCGCAACAACTTGAGCCCCACCGGACAGGGTTCTAAGCCCTCGGACTTCTTCCTGATTGGGGAAGATTGCCACGGTCTCTAAGCCGGGAGTTGGGTAGAGGGCAACGATACCGCGCTCGCCTTGAGCCTTGGTAGGGTCTATCTCAGGGTAGAAGTTGATGCACTCTTGAGCGTCCTGAGTGATAGAGGGTGCTTCGTAAGCCGCGCCTACGAATCCAAAGTCAGGCATTACTGAAAGCCCCCGGTGAGAATCCAACCGGCATCCGCACGTTTACCGACCACCAGTACGTCATCGTACCTAGCGGACTGCATGGGCTTCATGTTGGTTCTCTTGATTGTGGCCTTGGCCTGAGACGCAAGCCCGTTGATCATGGCTACCTGTTGGGGGTTGGACTTGCCGTACATGGGCATGAGTCTCTCAGCCAAGCACCAGCGCAGACACATGAGATAACCCTGTGGGATCACAATTGTGTCGTTGATGCTGTTAAACCGCTGGAATATGGTGTCGCAGAATATGTGCATCTCACCCTGAGACGGGTTAGGCCAGAAGTAGAACGTACCCATCACCTCTGATGGCTGGTAGTAGACCGCCTTGGGCCACGGGCCGTTCTGGGTCTTAAGCCCAATCAGCTCGTAGTTCTCAAGGTTCAGGATAGCTACTGGGTAGTCCAAACCACCGTTAACAATGGGCTGGCCGTTAGAGTTAGTGTTTACTCGCACAAAGGCTGAGTTAACCGCAAGGGGGCGCTCGTAGTACGCGGTTATGGTGGTCGAGGCTACGGTCTGGGTGTTGTTCACCGTGTACGTCCCGGCGTAGTTGACGTTCCCGCCAGCACCGGTTCCAAAGCCTGTAATCTTAGTTCCCGCAGTAATTCCTGTCCCTGAAAGCGTCATGCCCAGAGCGATACCGCCCTCGGTGATATTAGTGACGGTTAGGGTATTCCCTGATATAGAGCCTGTAAAGGTAGAGTTCACCTGACCGGTCGGGCCAACGGTGTACTGGGTCTGACCTGAAGTCAGAGTAAAGATGATCTCGGTCTTGTAGTAGACCATCATCTGCTCGTTTGACCATTGGTCAATCATGTCGTTTAGCATATCGAAAGCGTCTTGGGCTTCCGCAGGGGCTGGGGTCTCGCCAGCGGCTAGAGCGCCAATGTCTTTCATGGCGCGGCTAATAATGTCTATGGGCTGGGTCATAACTTCACCTTAAATGTTTCCACCTTCCAAGGTGGATCGCTACTCTCGGTATTGTCTAACGCCTCAAGTTGTTCGGCAAGTCTGTCCTTGATCAGATGCTTTTCGCCCTCTTGAGCGTCCATATCGACCCAATGTGAGACCTGATGCTCGGATAGGTTGTCAGCAATCTGATAGGGGTTGCGGAACTTCCAATAGCCCTCGGTAGCTACCTTTTTGCCATTATTGGATGCCTCGCAATGGTATTTGACTTGGCAGACCAAGCCGTTATCAACCCTCATTTCGGTGACCTTCCAATTAAAGGCAATGGCGCTCATGCTTTGGGCCAGTTCTGGGCGTTAACCACCGCAATCAAAGCCTCGACAGACGCAGCTCCAGCAATCGCAACTTCAAGCCGGTCGCACTCGGCAACCACGCCAGCTCGGTAGGTCTGGGTTCCAGCAGGGATGTCTACGTTGCGCTCTGCCTTACGGATCACCATCCAATCGGATGCCGCAAGTAGGGAGCCCGCAGACTGCTTAGTCTGGCTAATCCATTGGGACTTGAGACCCTTAGTGACCAGACGCTCTGAGGAGTCAACCATCGCTGGCTCACCGTCAACTACGCCCAAGACCTGAACATAGAGGGGGTTGCCCTGCTGGTCTACTTCTTCCTTGTCCTCAAGAGCCTTGGGAGTCGCAGTAAAGGTGGCCTCAACGGTTTGGTTTGTCTCGTTGACACGGTAGGATGGGCCAGTTACCCAGTAAAACCGCTGGTCTTGTTGCTCACCGTAGATGACCTCGTAGACACCAACAGACTTGCGCTCTGCCTCGGTAGCGTTGCGGATAAATCTGGCTGAGTATTGTTTCTCGCCAATGACAAAGGCTACGTCAGGCTGGATGAGTTGAACGATGTTACCGTTTTGAACTACTGCGAACATAATGTTCTCCTTAAAAAATTATCGTGCGTTAGCAAATTGAAAGGGTGATTCGGCAAAGGCGGCGTAAATAAATGTATATCCAGAACCGTTTGTTCCGCTGTTAGAAGAACGACATTTAAAACCGTTGGACAAAATATCTAATTGATTAAATGTTGTTACTTCTGCGCTGCTTGAGTTTGGGTACAAATCTGCAATTGCTAAATTATATGTATCCCGTGCGGTATCGTGAACGTGCCATTCTTCAACATTTGATGAACTTTTAATCAACACATACCTCGGCCTAAACCCAAGGTAAACAAACGGGCCATCAGCACTTCCGTTGCCAGTATACGAACCAAAGGCAGAGTACCCCGGTACTGCGGCAAAGCAGTAGGCTACATAAGTTGTACTACTTTGCTCTTTTCCCCAATCGTAAAGACAGATGAAGTTGGTGCTGTATCATTCCAATAAGTTGCCGAAGCAAATGCCGCACTAGTTTCGTCTAAAAAAATTCCATTTGTTGCACCTAGTGAAGCGTGATAGCCTCCCCATCCAAAAGATTGTGACCTTGATTTTGTAAGAACAAACCGAGGCGCTACACCCAACCCATGACCAACAGTAGCGTTTGACCCTGTGCCTGTATACGTCACAATAGAGAAGCCAGCAGTTGTGTTTGCTGAGACTGTCGAGGTTATGGTTCCAGCGGTGTTGGATACTGTTGATCCGCTGGCTTTCCAGTTCCATGCTACATAAGTAGAGCCAGAACCGTTTACTGAACCAACCGCAAGGTTATTGTCTCCAAGAGTAATACTGCTTGAACTAATTGCAGTAACTCCACTATCCGCATCAGTTTGTTCTGCGTCAGTTAAGTTTGAAAATAGTTGCTTGCTTATTCCACGAACCGAATCAGTTAGGGTATGAGCCGCCGCACCGTTTCTACGCTTAATCCAAATAAAGTCTGGCTGCAATCCTGTGTCTATGGTTTGGCTTGTACCATTACCCGTATACAAGACAGCATTAAAGTAATCATCACCCTGATTCGTCAGCCCAAAGCCAATAGCCGTTGCTGGTAGGTTAGTGGTACATAGTGAACGGAATCCTGTTGGGGGCGTATATGCAAATGGGCGTTGACCGAAGTTGGCTGTCCAAGTTGCAGATGTAGAGCCGCTTCCCGCCTGAATTGCTAATAGGTAATAGCCCTGCGATGACGCTGGAAGGCTAATGGAACCTTGGCTAGTATTATTCTTGTAAAATGTAACAGTTCCTGCATCCATGTTTAAAGCAATGCCAATGATGTCACCAGCCGTATAAGTTGCTCCATATGCTGAGTTTGTACCATCAACATATTTAGACCCATCGTCAGCGTAATAACCAACACCGCTTGCAAACAAATTAAAGGCAGAGTTATCGCCTACTTTAGCCACGCCGACCGCAAACAACCTGTTAGCGGTTGTGTTACAAGTTGCTTCGGAGTACCACTTCCCTGATATAACGCCCATGGAGGCAGCAGTTTTTGTGTTGCCTTGCGAAAAGTCTAAGTTCCCGTTTGATAAAGTAGCAGTAGAAATCAACGGATTCAGCGTACAGTAGTTTCCCCTGAACACCCCGCCTACATCGCCTGTGGTGTTATACGCAAACCACGGGGTAGGAACATCCGTAAGGCTGTCGTTGCCAGCACCAGCAGTCACGCTAAAGTTGTTAGTA